GGCTATAAGCGACACAAAACTGCGTACTATTTATGGTAAACCATATTCGGGCCCACAAGAAGTGGCTGATGCCGATGGCCTCAGCGTACGAATTTCACCGAAGGGGGTCATCCAGTTCCAGTACCGCTATCGCTGGCATGGCAAGCCTAATCGACTTGGGCTTGGTCGATACCCATCCCTGTCTTTGAAGGATGCCAGACAGATCACTGCTGACTTGCGAAAGCTCTATTTCTCAGGAACGGATCCACGCACTTATTTTGAAGAGAAGGTGGAGAACTCCATGACGGTCGCCCAGTGTCTCGACTACTGGTTCGACAACTACGTCTCTACAACTCTCAGAGAAAAGACCCAGGCACTTTACCGATCAACGGTTATGAAGCGCATGCATGACGCCTTTCCTAATCGTCCGGCATCTTCTATCACGGTTAAGCAATGGGTTGACCTGCTTACCGAAGAAGAAAGAGATAATCCACGCCGAGCAAGGCAGGTGCTAAGTCAACTAAGATCAGCAATAAGTTGGTGCATGCGGCGTCAGTTGATAGATAGTTGCGCAATTATGAGCATCCAACCAAGGGACTTCGGCTCCCGCGCTGAGGTAGGGGATCGGGTACTGTCGTATCACGAACTGGCTAAGATTTGGCTTGCTATTGAAAGAAGCCGTGCGTCTACGTCAAATAAGCTACTTCATCAGATGCTTATGCTGTGGGGGGCGAGGCTCTCAGAGCTTAGGCTGGCAAAAAAGACAGAATTTGACCTGCTGGAAAACGTATGGACCGTACCGAAAGAGCATAGCAAGATGGGTAATGTTATCCGCCGTCCAATCTTCGAACAAATTAAGCCTTTCCTCGAAAAGGCCATGACAACGTATAATGATGTTCTTTTCCCTGGAGAAGACATAAGCAAGCCGATCAGCATCGCTGCAGCCAACCGATTCGTAAATAGAATAAGGGGAGGGATGGATCTAGGTTACTGGCGAACACACGATTTCAGAAGAACGCTTGTTACACGTCTGTCCGAGATGAATGTCGAGCCTCATGTTACTGAGCGAATGCTCGGTCATGAACTTGGCGGGATAATGTCAGTATACAATAAACACGACTGGATAGAGGCTCAGCGCAAAGTGTATGAGCTTCACGCTGATAAATTGTTCTGGCACATCAGGAGCATTTCTGATTAACGCCACCGTTAAGAATCCACCCCTCAACAGCTTCACGAAGGTATGATTTGGGGTGGGTTCTGACTGGCTTCGGAAATCCGTGCCGTTTGGTATAGTTCCAGATTGTCTGACGTGATGAAACACCGAGCTTGTTCATCACTTCTTTCTCAGGAATCAGGCTGGTATCGGTCATCTTAATTCTCCAGGCAAAAATAAACCGCCATATAGCGGCTCTATCAGATATGAACAGGCCTCATCGAGTGTGAGGCTGTATGGCTCCATTATTTCACCTCTTGCTGTGACATTGTTGAAAAATGGATACCAGCTCGTTGCTGCCAGACGATCCAACCGAGAGTCATATCCCATGCCATGTATTCGTTATCGCCGTTTTTTGCTCTCCGACGATCTACTAAGTCACCGAAACGCTTTTCCATGAATAATTCATAAGCTTCGCGTTCATCTGGTTCTACTTCCAGCGATAGGAGTGCGATTTCATAAGCACGGCGCTCAATATCGTCTCGCACGTCAAGGCTGCTGATACGCTCTTTAATTTCTTTAATCAGTTCTTTGTCGGTAAAAGTGATCATTATGCTCCAGCCTCCGGTGCTTTTGGCATTATTGCCCAGTGAGTGATATTGACGTTTTCAAGGTCCCCGACCTGAAATGTCCACTGCCATTCTCCGGTTTCTTTTTGTTCCCAGGTGTACCAGAGAGAACGCCAGCCAATTAGCCAGCCTTCTCCGTTAGCATCGAATAACAAAACACTTTCATTTGCTGGTGGCAGTTCAGCTGACACTGGTATTACTTTGTTTTCCTGTGCTGCACATTTAGCTTCAAGCGCATCGAATTTACGCGCCAGGTATTCAGCATCTGTTTCATTTACTTTCAGATCTCGCGGTACACATCTCCCACGAAGAAACCCTTCCATTTCGAAAACATTCATGCGCATTTGCGTAACTCCGATAACTCGTTAAAACGTTCCATAAACATCCCGTAGGCATGGCCCGGTGCCTGTGGAATCACTTTGAACATCTCTGTTGCCGGGATACCTTCCAGTACAGGCCAGAAAGAGCCATCATCAAGCCCGAGATCGCGGCGTTCGGTTGCCAGCATAATGAGATCGGCATATTTCACTGGCGTGCTCATAACAGGAGGTAACCCGTATTTCTCACGTATTACGGCGTCTATTTTTTCTTCCATCCGTTTATAGTCAGGAAGAAGTCGTTTCAGTGGTGCGGGGATGTCCTGGCAATACGCTTCTGTTGCATCATGCATTAACGCTTCAAAAGCAAATTCCTGCGGCACCAGCTGGCTGCAAAGCACCGCATGTTGGGCGACACTGTAGAAGTGTGAAAGATGTCCTGCAAAGCGACAGATATTTGAAAGGGAAACCGCGATATCGTTAATAACGATGTCGTCTTTATTTATCCTGTCATAATAAAAATGCTTCCCGGAAAAAGTTTTAATAAATGACATTTTGTTCTCCACGTATATGCGCTGCACCGCGCTGAATTCGGGTAAAAGGAAGCCCTCACCGTCCGGCGATTATTGAGTCAATTACATTTCCATAAATGCCCCCGTAGGGGCGGTTAGTTTCTCCACAAAACAGAGAAGAACACCTGCGGTGGCAGCCGCCCGGATGGATTGGGTTATGAGCCCGTCGTCCGGTGATGCTCTTCTCTGTTTTGCAAAAAGGACGGTACCAGCCGGAAGCAAGGGTACAAGCTGGTACCGCCAAGACTACACACAGCATAAAGTTGTGGTGCCGGGTGCCTCCCGGTGCCTGGCGAAGGTTGCACACCAGGCGGGTGGGTATCCACAGAAGGTCGACTGTCAGCCTCAACCTTAACCCGCGTACGCTGAGCCGCATTCACCACAACGCTAAGGATTCTCTCTGGTTGAAAATACTTAGCTGTTATGTGCCTGTCTTTTCACCACTTCAGGCTCGGTGGTATCCTTTTAAGCCCGTATACATAAAAGGAAAATCAAATGACTTTTGATGAAAAAGAACTTGATAATGCAATTAATAAAATCATCGTAACGTCGCTCTTTTCCTGTCTCAGCGACACTCAGCAAAAACAGTTCTACGAATCGGCTTTCAACATGATCGAGCGTTGTTGTTTCTGCGATGCCGACGAGTTACCTGAAAAAATCAGGAAACAGTTGGCTGATGCTCTTCGAGTGCGACTTTACGCGGTGAATTTATTCGTGGCTGGGATGACGGACGTGGTGTGGATGCCGGGCGACAATTATTATCTTCACAGGGGGATGCAATAAGAAATATTGAGGGATTCGCAGATGGCGGGATCGGCATGTCTTTTGATGCAATCAGAGGGGCTTTTTACGATGCAGGAACACGATCAACGACAATGGCGAATAACACAACTGCTATAGGCAAAACCGATGACCTTGGATTCGACGCCTCTCGTGTCGTGCCAACAGCTAATGAAAACCGTCCACGTAACATCGCCTTTAATTATATTGTGAGGGCTGCATAATGAAACCTGTTTTTGATGAAAATGGGCTGGCTACAGTACCGGGTAATATGCGTTGTTTTTATTATGAGGCAGTTACGTATGAATATACTGGCTGGTCTGATGAATATATTAATACTGGCGTAAGTATGCCCGCCTGTTCCACTGGTATTGACCCGGGCGAATACATTCCGGGAAGAGTGGCAGTATTTACGGGTAAGGGATGGAGCCATGAAGAAGACCATCGCAATGAGACTGTTTACTCAACAGAAAATGGCGTAGCTGTTACAGTGGATTATATCGGTGCCATCAAAGACGGTTATGTCACGCTTTCACCGTTAACGCCATACGATAAATGGGATGGTGAGAAATGGGTGACGGATACCGAGGCACAGCATAGCGCCGCACTAGACGCGGCAGAAGTAAAGCGCCAGTCGCTGATTGATGCTGCAATGGCTTCCATCAGTCTGATTCAGCTGAAATTACAGGCCGGGCGGAAGCTGACGCAGGCAGAAACCACCCGGCTTAACGCTGTGCTGGATTACATTGACGCGGTGGCGGCAACAGATACCAGCACCGCGCCTGATGTCATCTGGCCTGCCCTTTATGAAGTATAAGATGAATTATTTTGGAATAAATTCAATGTGTTGCTTGTGGGTGGCTCGGAGTAGCACCATCTCTAATATGTTTATCATATTATTATTGTGAGATGGTGCCATAGGTGGTTTTCTCTTGTTAATTTATTGTAAAGTTTTCCACTGGTGCTTTTTCAGGGTAAACACCTAAATATACATATAATAATGATAATATTATTGAGATAAATATGCTTGCCATATAGCAAATAAAGACATCTTTTTTTGAAATACACTTATAAAATGTCGGCATTAAAATTAACGGAGCCATGTATCTTGCTTGAATAAGTGGTGAAATAGAAAAAGCAATGGTAATTAAAAAATAACAAAATGATATTCTGACATCACTTTTATAATTTGAACGTATTGCTTTAATTGAAAGAAGGAATGTACTCAATATAGTAACTCCCGTGATTGTATAGCACATAAATGTAATGTTTAATGTGGACTTATCAGTAATCAATGGGTTGCGTGATGAGAAATTTGTTACATTCCCAAATATACGAAGAATATAACTTGAACTATTATATTCATTGGCTATATCAATTACTCTCTGGAACAGAAAAAAGTCATTTGCATAGTTAGGCAAAACATCCGATATTAAAGATGCGATGAGAGTTGCTATTATAATCAGTAGTATTGGTGCTTTATATATTATCTTTTGTTTTAAGATAATTGAAGTGGCAATTAAAATTATCCCAAAGCCATCTCTAACTAATAGGATGATTAAAGACAGCAGGATTGTTTTTGTCAGGCTTGCCTCAGAGTAAACTGCATATACCCATATGCAAAAAAGAAATGTCACCATTATATCTTTGGATGGTAACGGTATATTAATGAAAAATAGAGGTGACAAAACCAAAAACACAAAACAAAATCTACGGTCTTCGTGATGTTTGAAAAAAGCATAGATAATCATTGCTGTGTTCGCGATACAGAAAGAATATAACCCTATGCTATAGAGCACTTTGTTTATAAAGAGAAATAAAACAGATGTTTTATGCTGGGAATAAATATCGCTGAGTGAAAATGTGGTATCATATTTTGCAGTATTAAATAGATGATATGTGTCTGGAATAATCCAGTTGTCCCCCAGGAATGTTATACCGGATATGGCTATTATAGTGACAATAACAGAAATGAAAATTGAGATGTATATTTTGAATATAGTATTGTATGTCATGGCAATCCCTCAAAATGCATAGGAAATATATGTATTGAGAGATGACGAGTGTTTTAATTGGTAATATATATCATTTGCTAATGAAATAAATACCAATGAAAAGCAAAATGTGTTAAATGCTGCGATGCTGCGATACATACAAACCTCAATATCTAGCGTTAAAGGAAGCTTATTATTATGCCTTAATTTTTTTTGTAAGGGAAGATATAAATACTATGCTATTTAGTGAGGAGTATTGAACGTTTTCTATTCAAAGAGGATTAGCATTATATTATTGGGGCGTATCTATAAGGTATGTCGATGCATTAATTTAATTACCGAATTATGTCATTTAGTTCAGAACTGGATAGTATTGCGTCAATAAATGGTATTTGAGACTGATGATTTCACTCGCTCTATTATTGTTTGGTTGTCTTATAAACGGTGTACGTTACACGGTTTATTGGAGGGGAGTCAATAGTGCGGATATTGAATGATCTCCAGCCGTTATCGATTTTACTATGTTTCAGTAGAACGCTTAGACAAAACTGAGGCACACAAGACTTTGCACTGGATTACAAGGCTTTGTGTCATTCGATAGCTAAGGTGGTTCACTCCACCTTTTCATCAAGCCAGTCCGCCCACCACTGCATCATTTCTCTGCGCTTAATGTAGCGGATGCCTCACTTTCACATAGTGATGGTTCATTACTGCTTTGTAGAATGGATAGAGAACTGAGGAGAAAAAGATATCCCAAAACCCCAAAATCTCATCTTTAGGATTTGCAGAAAGGGAGGCGTGAACAGATACCTGCGCATGAAGACGGAACTAGTCCAGATGTGATATTTGTGGTGATCGCATACATCATCAACGATGCTCGTTATGGTGAGTTTGATGACTACCCGCTGAAGT